CACCGAAACAAGAGAGCACAAGCCATGACTAAGGTTGGACAGGGTCAAAAACGGCCTCTGACGGTCGTTACAGAGGCGAACAGGGACGAACAGGGAATCTCTCCTACGCCAGAGCGTCTAATCGGCTCAGGAACGCCCAGAATCCACTCTAGGCTTAATGATTTGCCATCAAAAGGCTTGGAAATCATCGACTTTGCCAGCCAAATAGGTGTCGAGCTGATGCCGTGGCAGAAGTTCGTGTTTGAGCACGCGCTGAAAGTAAAGCCAGACGGACGCTGGCATGCGCCTTTGGTCGTGGTGGTTGCAGCTCGTCAGAATGGCAAAAGTACAATCATGGAGATGTCAATTCTTGCTCGCCTTTTCCTGTGGCAAGAATCTTTGCAATTAGGTTCAGCTCACGTTCTGACTACATCGCTGGAGACATTCCGGCACGTGGTTAGCATTATTGAGAGCAACAAAGATTTAGCGAAGCAAGTCAAGAAAATTCGATGGGCTCATGGATCCGAAGAGATTGAATTGATGTCCGGCGCTCGCTACGTGGTCAAGGCAGCTAATGCCGCAGCGCGTGGTTTTGCTAAGCCCGAAACTGTGTACATGGACGAAACGCGCCAGCTCAAAGACACCGAAGCCTGGTCAGCCATGAGATATACGATGATGGCCGCTAAGAATCCGCAGCTCTGGACGTTTTCAAATGCCGGAGACCAACATAGCCTTATCTTGAATTCGCTACGCGAGCGCGGCATGGCATCGGCTGCCGGCGGAAACGATGACATCGCCTATTTCGAATGGTCAGCATTCTCGGACAAGATTGAAGATGAGAAAAATTGGGTCGCAAGCAATCCGGCGCTAGGTCACACAATCCATGAAGATAATATCCGCGCCGTTCTCAATGATCCGCCAGATGTCGTCCAGACGGAAGTGTTGTGCCGGTGGGTCAATACAATCTCCGGAGCGATTCCCGTCAAAGAATGGGAGGAATGTGGATCTGATGAGATTCATCTTGACGTTGAGAAAATGACGTGGTTCGGTCTTGATCTATCGCCAGATCGCCGAGATGGGGCTTTAGTAGCTGCTCAAAAAAATCCAGACGACACTTTTAACATCAAGCTTCTACACACCTGGCACAATCCGATTTCGCTAGACGATAAAGCTATCGCTAATGACATCGCGCCTTATGCCAGAAAATATCCGTTGGAATATGTGGCTTTCAGCAAAAGAACAAGCTCTGCCGTTGCTGCTCGATTACAACCTGCCGGCATTCCCGTGATTGACATTGACGGCGCACTCTATGGACAAAGCTGCGATGAATTGCTGGGTGCGATTACCTCAAAAAGATTGATCCATGGAAAACAGGCAGAATTATCCAAGCAGATATTATCGGCCGTGAGATTACCAATGGGCGATGGCGGTTGGATCATCGGTCGGCGCGCCTCAAGCGTTGCAGTGTGCGCGGCGGTTGCTTCGGCTTTGGCGACACATTTTGCGACACGCCCAGAGATGGAGATTGATATTCTGGTCGGTTAGATGTATAGGCGACCTTTAGACTTGGGCGCATGGGACTATTTTCGCGCAACGTTACAACGTCGGCTCCGTCACCGACGTATGACGTCCAAGCATCGCTGGCTCCTACCAATACAACAGATTCCATTTACAATTTTTACGGAATCACTGGCATCACGGCATCACGCGCTGAATTTATGTCAGTGCCGACGTGCGCTCGCGCAAGAAACATCATCACGTCCAGCGTTGCATCAATTCCATTGAAAGTTCGTGTCAAAGCCGATGGTTCAGAAGTGGAAACACCGCCAAAATGTATTAATCAACCGGATCCACGTGTTCCCGGATCTTCAACCTATGCGTGGCTATGCGAGGATTTACTTCTATTTGGTTACGGTTATCTCAGAATTACTGAAATTTATGCCGACACATATCGCATTCGTGCAGCTGAAAGAATCTCGCCAACACGCGTTGGAATTATTACAAATGCACGTGGAACAGAAATTGAGTATTACACAGTGGACAACATTCCAGCTCCAGATTCTGGTGTTGGCGCGCTTGCAGTATTTTACGGAAACGATGAAGGAATCTTAAATCGCGCTGGTCGCACAATCAAAGCCGGTGCAGAATTAGAACGTGCTGCGGTGATGTATGCACGCGAGCCAGTTCCAACAATGGTATTAAAATCAAACGGCACTGCACTTCCAGCAGATCGCATCGCAAAGCTTCTTGAATCTTGGGGCAGTGCAAGGCGTAATCGTTCAACCGCATTCTTAAATGCCGACGTGGAATTGCAAGCTTTAGGATTTGATCCGGAAAAATTGCAGCTAAATCAAGCTAGATCTTACGTCGCAACTGAATTGGCGCGTGCGTGTGGCATTCCGGCTTATTACGTAGATGCCGAAACAGGATCCAGCATGACTTACTCCAATGCAGCTCTTTCACGTCAATCTCTTGTGGATTTCTCGCTGAGAAACGTAATGACCAGCATTGAAGAACGTCTCTCAATGACTGGAATGCCAAATGATTTCGTTCCAGCATCGCAGGAAGTTAAATTCGACCTTGATGATTACTTGCGTGGATCTGCAAAAGAACGTGCAGAAGTTTACAAATTGCTTTTTGATATAGGTGCAATAACAACAGAAGAAATCCGAAAAGAAGAGGACATGATCTCATGAAAGAAACAAAGCCAACTCCGATGAATCTGGACTTTTCAATCAAAGTCACAGCAACGGATTTTCCAAAGCGCGAAATCTCTGGACGCATCGTGACATGGAATGAAACTGGATCTACATCAGCTGGAGCGACATCGTTCAAGCCAGGATCCATTAAATTCGGTGACACAACTAAATTACTTTTAGAACACCGTCGTGAAGCTCCAATCGGATTCTTAAAATCCTATAAAGTCACCGACGAAGGAATTGATGCGACGTTTGCTATCGGCAACACGACCGCCGGAAATGACAGTCTGGTTGAGGCCAGTTCTGGACTTCGTGACGGTTTTAGCGTCGGCGTTCTAGCTGAAAAATACAAAAACGTTGATGGCGTTTTAGTAATCAGCTCAAGTTCGCTCAAAGAAGTCTCACTCGTAACAGATCCGGCAATCGCCAGCGCAAAAGTCGCAGTTGCAGCAAGTGAGCCAGAAGATTCTGAATCAGAGCCACAAGCCGAAGAGTCAGAAACAAACACACCAACAATCGAAGGAGAAAACGAAGTGGAAACAACTCCAACCGTTCCAGAAGCAGCAGCCGAAGCGGTTGAAGCTTCCAAAGTCGTAAATACAACAGATGCAACTCGTCCGTTGTATTTCACAAAGCCACGTTCACCTATTGCAACTCCAGGGGCATACCTTGAGCACACAATTAAGGCAAAACTAGGCAACGAAGATTCTCGTCAGTACGTCATGGCCGCTGATGATTCATTCACAACAAATCCAGCGTTCTCACCAGTTTCATATATTCGCGACGTTGCAACTAACACAACAATGGTTCGTCCAACTGTGGACGCTTGCGGCGGTACACGTCCACTTAATTCATACGGAATGACAGTGTCAATTCCAAAAATTACCGCCAATTCAACAGTGGCAACAGTGGCAGAAGGCGGAGATCCAACTGGAACAACTCAGATTACTAGCGCCTATGTCAATGCGACAGTCATCAAAAAGGCCGGATTCCAACGCTATTCCGTCGAATTGCTCGACCGGTCAGATCCAAGCTTTTATGAAATTATGCTTTCCAATTTAAGGGACGGCTACGCTCAGGCAGTTGATGAATATGTAATTGCTCAAATCGTTGCTGGTGGAACACAAGCTGCAACAACTGCGGCAACATCAGCTGGCATCATTTCATTCGTATCAACAGAAGCAGCAGCTGCATACACTGCAACAAAGCGTACTGCAACTGCATACGTTGCTGGTACATCACAATGGTCACTCTTGATGGGTGCAACTGATTCAACTGGCCGTCCAATTTACAACGCTCAGCCATTGACTCAAAATGCCGGTGGTACTGCAAATCCAACATCAATTCGTGGAAACGTCTTGGGCTTGGATCTCTATGTCGATGCCAATATGGTTTCAACAACAATCGATGATTCAGCATTTATTATCGAGCCACGTTCAATCGAGATTTTCGAATCTCCAGCTCTTACACTTTCTGCCAATGTACCAACATCTGGCGAAATTGAATTGATGCTTTACGGATACGTTGCAGCTGGCGTTACTTTCGCCGGTGGACTTCGTCGCTTTAACTTAACCTGATCCAACTAATCATCGGCTAGGTGCGCTCCCGTATCTAGCCGAGCCGAATACGAAGGGACGATGAAATGCCAGCAATCATTACTGCATCGCAACTGCGGACAGTCTTGGGCGTTTCGTCGTCCCTGTATTCTGATGCTTATCTCGATGGAATCATTGATTCTGCTGAACAAGTGATTTTGCCAATGCTGACTGCCAATCAAGCTGCAATCGCCGGCGTTTATCTTCAAAACAACATCGCTTATTACGTCACGCAACGTCCCAACACTTTTGTGGAAGGTCAGACCGTTGTGGTCACTGGTTGCGTTCCATCAACTTTTAACGGCACAATTACAGTCACGTCAAACTATTGGGAAACTTTTCCTTTCATTCCAGTGTTCAATCTTTATTCTGGCGCAATTTATGTCTTTACCGCAGCTAAGACCAACGCGAACATTTCATTTCGCGAGGTCATACCTGCTGGCGTTGCTTACTTATCCGGAGCCAATGCCGCCACACTTTACGCGTCAACTCCGGCAGTAGAACAAGCCGTGACCATTGTAAGTGTGGAGATTTTCCAATCAGTGGTCGCTCCAGGCGGTCAAATTGAAGGCGTTGATTTTACGCCATCACCTTACAGAATGGGACGATCCTTAATGAACAGAGTGGTTGGATTACTTTCGCCATACCTTGACACTTCAACGATGGCCATCTAATGCCTACACCAACATCAATCGCGACCAATGTCAGAGGCACTCTTGCCACTGCCCTATCTGGTGTCGTTGCTTCCGTCTATTCATCGCCTCCAGAGGCAGTGATTCCTCCAGCTTGTGTCATTGTCCCGGATTCACCTTATTTGGAAACGACAACAATCGGCAAATCTGCGGTGCGCGTGAAAATCAATTTTGTGGTCACTGCGGCCGTTGCATATAACAACACGGCCGGAGCACTAGACAATCTTGAGCAGCTTATAATCAGCATCATCGCAGCGATGCCAGCAGGATATGAAGTCGGAGACGTTCAACGTCCGACAATCCAACAGGTCGGCGCGACCAACTTATTAGTGGCGGATCTCGCGGTCAGCACTTACTACACACAACAAACAATCTAAGGAGATAGACAAATGCCAACAACTATCGTCACGGGTCGCGACATAACCTTCACGCTAAATTCAGTGAATTATGACGCGCAGACAACTGCGGTCACTTTGGTTAATGCGCCGGTGATCACTACATATCAGACACTCGATGGCAAAGCTTACAAACACATCGATGACCAGTGGACTCTCAATATTTCACTTCTTGCAGACTGGGGCGCAACTTCATCACTATTTGAAGCGATGTGGACTGCATTCACTTCTGCTCCAAATACTGCACTTGCATTCACACTCATATCAGCAACAGGCGCATCATTTGCCGGCAACGTCTTTCCAGTGGCTCCAACTGCTGGCGGCGCGGCTCCAGATGCACAGACTGACACTTGGGCGATGCTTTGCTCAACAACACCAGTTCTAACAATCACCTGATCCATCTCATAGAAACGGGAGCACGAAATGCGACTACCAATCACAATCGAATACACAAATGGCGAATTCGGTACTTATACCGCACAACCGCCAGAGTGGGCTAAATGGGAACAAAAAACAGGCAGCACAATTTCGCAAGCGCAAGAGAAAATCGGAATTTCTGATCTTCTTTTCCTTGCGTGGAATGCCATGAAACGTGAAGCCGGTGGCAAGCCAATCAAAGGCTATGAAGTTTGGTGTGAAACAGTAGCCGACGTGACAGTCGGTGACGTTCTCCCAAAAGTTACGCCGCCGGAAGCGTAAATCGGATCCTTGTCGAGCTGGCAATAGCCACTGGCATTCCGATGAGCGAATGGACGACGGCGGAGCAGATTTATACGGCCTTCGAGATATTGGAGAAACAGAATGAGCGACAAGGTTGAAATCGCCTATGATAAGGCTGACCTTCGTCGCATCACTTCTGCATTCAAAGCGATGGACGTTGAAGCTACCGATGCAGCTAAACGCGAATCATCAGCTTTGGCAGAATTTGCTCAAGGCAAAATTCAGCAAAAGGCCGTCACCAGAGGCAAGGCCGCCGACCGTATTGCCAGTGGCTCCCGTGTGTCAAAATCGTCCAAAATTGGCGAACTCTCTTTTGGTTTTGTAAGCCAGAAATTCTCCGGCGGAGCAACAACAAAAGATCTCTGGGGCGGCACAGAATTCGGATCCAACAAATTTAAGCAATTTCCAATTTGGTCAGGTTCAACAGGGCGCGGCTCAACTGGCTGGTTTATTTATCCGACACTTCGCGCAATCCAGCCAGAAATCATTGACAAATGGGAAAATGCTTTTGACCGAATCTTGAAGGAGTGGTAAATGGCCGGACAATCGCGCACACTCAAGCTCTCGATTCTTGCTGATGTAGATCAGCTCAAGAAATCACTGGCTCAAGCCAATGGAGATGTCGATGACTCTTCTTCAAAAATGGGCGAATTTAGCAAAAAAGCAGGATTGGCTTTCGCGGCTGCTGGTGCTGCTGCTGCTACTTATGCAATCAAAATCGGAGTCGATGGCGTTAAAGCTGCGATTGAAGATGAAGCGGCGCAAGTAAAACTAGCTGGAGCATTACGAAACGCAACTGGCGCAACAGAGGCACAAATTAAAGCCACTGAAGAACAGATTCTCAAGATGTCTCTGGCAACAGGTGTTTCGGACGAAAAATTGCGACCAGCCTTGCAGCGGATTGCGCTCTCGACTGGAGATTTGAGCAAGGCTCAGGATCTTCTTTCCGTTGCGCTTGATGTCTCAACATCAACGGGCAAGCCACTTGAAGCCGTCGCCAATGCAATCGGCAAAGCCTACGACGGAAATACTGCCGCACTTGGGAAACTAGGAATCGGACTTTCATCAGCTGAATTAAAAACAATGTCATTTACTGACGTTCAAACAAAACTGACGGATTTATTCGGGGGCGCAGCTGCGGCCAATGCAGAAACATATCAAGGCCGTTTAGATCGCTTAAAAGTAACATTTGATGAAGCCAAAGAAACGATTGGATTCAAATTGCTTCCAATTATTGACAAATTGGTGCAATTCGTTGTCAATGAGGTCGTTCCGGCTCTTGGCAAATTTGCTGATTTTTTCAAGCCAATTACAGACGCTATTGAAAAAAACAAAGACACATTTATGGAATTTATTGCATTTTTGCAAAAATACGTTGTTCCTGTATTAGTGTCTGGAATTGGTAATGCGTTTAAGATTGTGGGCGAAATTGCCGGTGGCGTAATCAATGTAATTGGAGCCGTGATTGGTTATCTCAACACATTGATTTCTGGTGCGGTTGCTGGAATAAATACATTGATTGGACTTTACAACAACACAATCGGACGCATTCCAGGAGTGCCAGATATTCCTAAAATTTCTGCGCCTTCAATTAGCGTTCCGACACCTAACGTTCCAAAAGTAGCGACTCCATCAGTAACAGTGCCAACAGTCACAATTCCAAGCGGATCAAGTGGAAGTGGTGGCGGATCTTCTTCTTCCGTTATGGGAACAGGAGTGACTTCAGCTGTTTCAGGCGCAGCCCTTGCTGGAGGAGGATTTACAGACTCTCAAAACGCTGCTCGTTTAGCTGCTCGAGGAGCAGGAGGATTTACAGACTCTCAAAACGCTGCTCGAATCAGCCTCACAGTCAATGGCGCAATCGATGCCGAAGGTACTGCTCGCACAATCGTAAACGTGCTCAATGATTCCTTCTATCGGGGCACAGGTGGCGGCGGTAATCTGGTGGCTTTGTAATGACAAACTGGGCTCCAGTTTGGAAGGTGACAATCGAAGGCGTTGAATACACCAACGTTGTTCTAGCCAACCTTTCAATTTCGTCTGGCCGCACAAATATCTACACACAAGCGCAAGCCGGTTATTGCACAATTAATCTCATCAATCTTAATCTTGCAGCTATCACTGCCGAAATTAATGATGCCGTGTCAATCCAGGTCAAAGATACTTCTGGCACATTCGTTTCAATCTTTGGCGGAAGCATCGTGGACGTCGCCGTGACAGTTTCACAGACTGGCTCAGTGGCAATCACTCAGGAAGTCACCATCACGGCTTTAGGAGCCCTTGCAAGGCTTCAAAAAGCTCTCACAAATGGCGTTTTAACAAAGGCATACGATGGCGATCAGATTTACACAATCCTTCAAGATTTACTAGTTAATAACTGGAGCGAAGTGCCAGCAGCTCTAACGTGGGCGAATTACACGCCAGCGACAACAACGTGGGCTACTGCTGAAAATACAGGCTTGGGAGAGATAGATCGTCCTGGCAGTTATGAATTAGCAGCGCGCTCATCTAGTCAGACAATCACGTGGGATTTGGTGGCTGCTCTTGCAACTTCTGGACTTGGTTATTTATACGAGGACGCATCTGGGCTTATTTCCTATGCTGCGGCAGATCACAGATCAATTTATCTCGCAACTAATGGATACACCGAACTTGATGCCAATCAAGCTCTGGGACGCGGAATTAAGATTCAGACAAAAGCCGGCGATATTCGCAACGATGTCTCCATTGTCTGGAAGTCTGGAACGGAGACTGCTACCGATGCAACTTCCATCGCACTTTATGGAAAACTAGCGCAACAGATTACGACATCACTGGAAAAATCGGCCGACGCCCTATCTCAAGCCAATTTCTACCTGACACTGCGAGCCCAGCCACAGGCATTCTTAGAATCCATCACTTTTGCATTGACCAATCCAGAGCTTGACAATACCGACCGCGATGATCTCATCAACGTCTTTATGGGTCAGCCTATTTCGCTTTCCAATTTGCCCGTCAATATGCAGTCGGGCAATTTCTTGGGCTTTGTCGAAGGCTGGCGATTCCAAGCTTCTTACAACGAACTTTCCGTGACTCTTCTTATCTCGCCACTACCATTCTCAATTCAGGCAATGGAGTGGCAAGATGTAAGTGTCGCCGAAACATTCAACACTTTGAGCCCTACACTTGACTACGCGCACGCGTTAGTCGTGAATTAAGGAGAAACGATGGCAAATCCAACAACAAACTTCGGCTGGGTGATGCCGACCAGTACGTCTTTGGTCACGAATCTTCCAGCTGATTTCAATACATTTGGTCAGGGCGTTGATACGTCAATGGCGCAGCTCAAAGGCGGCACGACTGGTCAAATTCTATCTAAGACAAGTGCCACAGATATGGCATTCACTTGGATTACACCAAATCCAGGAGACATCACTGCCGTTACTGCTGGCACTGGTATCTCTGGCGGTGGCACTTCTGGCGATGTAACTATTACAAATTCAATGGCAACTGCTATGACAACAAAGGGCGATTTAGTACCGGCCACGGGATCAGGAACGTTCTCACGTTTAGCGATTGGAACAAATGGTCAAGTCTTGACCGCCGATTCAACTGCTGCAACGGGAATGAAATGGAATACAGGTCTTGCGTCACCATTGACAACAAAGGGCGATCTTTGGACATATTCCACAACTGACGCACGCCTAGCAGTAGGCACAAACGGCCAAACACTTGTGGCGGATAGTACCGCTTCAACAGGCTTGAAGTGGGCTACGGCTAGTGCTGGCGCATTGACTTTTATTAGCAAAACTGCTTTTACTGCACAAAATACAGTCAGTATCAACTCAGTATTCAGTTCAACATATACAAATTATTACATTGTAATGGATTATATTAGTACCACTGCAACTGACGGAGACACTACTTTTAGATTGCGAGCAAGCGGAACAGATACAACTGCAAACTATAAATGCCAAAGAATCTACGGAAGTTCCACAACTGTTGGCGCAAGTGCTGATGTTTTTGGAACAGATGAAATCTATATTGGCACAGGTTCTACAACTGGAAGCGCGCCCGCTGGAAGTTCCTTTGTCTTGATGTCGCCAAATGAAGCCAAAAGAACAACAATGCAAGGTTCTGTGGCAGGAAATAATAATGGTGCTAACACAGGTATGAATGTTGTTGTCGGATTCCAAACAGATACAACTCAATTTGATGGAATTACTTTTCTTTTCAGTCAGACAAATACAGGTTCAATATACATCTACGGATTAGCAAAGGCATAATTATGACACATTTAACAACTGAACATAATGTAGAAACAGGCGAGATTATTGTGCGCGAAGCAACTGCTGAAGAAATTGCCAACATTGAAAATATGAAGGCAAAGAGAAAAGCGTTAGATGATGCAGAGGCAAAAGCAATCGCAGATAAAGAAGCAGCAACTGCAAAACTTGCTGCACTTGGTTTAACTGCTGACGACTTAAAGGCACTTGGGCTATAAGTGGAACACTTGACTGAGATGATTTATGTCTAATTATCCAGACGGCACTGCTGCTCGGATCATAGAAGTCGCACTAGCTGAAATCGGCACGATTGAAGAAGGCGACAATCTGACCAAGTACGGCAAATTCACAAAAGCCGACGGATTGCCGTGGTGTGGATCATTTGTGAATTGGTGTTTCGACCAAGCCAAAGTCAAGATTCCATCAATGGTTTCAACGGCTGCTGGTGCTCATAAGATGAAAGAGCTGGGACGTTGGATTGACGATAAGCCGCAGCTAGGCGATATGTGTTTTATGGATTTTCCACACGATGGCATTGATCGCATCAGTCACATCGGCATCGTAGTCAAAGTCGGCACAACAAGCGTTCTGACTGTTGAGGGCAACACGTCCGGAGATGGAGATCAGCGCAACGGCGGAATGGTGATGCTTAAGCAACGTTATATTGGAAAAGAAATAGTCGGTTTCGCTCGCGCTCGCTTGGTTGCTTATGAGGGAGAATATCCGGTGGTTGAGCCAATCCAAAAGGTTAAGCCGAAAAAGGAGAAAAAGAAATGACACAATTCAAGGCGGTTGCGGCATCATGGACTAGATCATCAGTGGCAGGAATGCTAGCCGTTTACATGACAGGCAATACCAATCCAAAAGATTTAGCGATGGGGCTTGTTGCTGGACTTGTTCCGGTATTAGCTAGATGGGCTAATCCTAACGACATCAGTTTCGGTCGCCAAAAGTGAGCATAGGCGAATGGACGGCGGTGAGTGGACTTGTTCTTGCGCTGCTCACTGCTTTCTATTCGTCGATGCGATTCATGGTGAAGTCGATCATGCGAGAGCTAACGCCCAATGGTGGCAATTCTCTCAAGGATCAAGTCTCTCGAATTGAACAACGATTGGATCAACTTATGCTGGAGATTGCTACTAAGAAATAGACACGCCGATGTCAATCTTGAAATTGTCAGACATAGATGTCACTCTGTATCTGGGAGCATTCGACAAGGCTCCCACGGGAGCAAAAAATGACAACAAGTGAAATAGGATTGTTCTTTCTGACTGCATTTGCCGGAGTTCTCTGGTCGCTAGTCACTTACACAATCGGTTACAAAAACGGCCACGCAGATGGCTATCAACGCGGCAAAGCAGTCGGTCGCCACATCTCAGCTCAGGCGGTGCGCTAATGGGATTCTTAGACAACTACGAAGCTGCTCGCGCTCGCACTGATCGTTGGCTTGCAACATATCCGCTTGGTCGGATTGAAACAGAAATCATGGAATTTAGCGCCGAAAAGGGCTACGTTTTAGTAAAAGCAACCGGCTACCGAAATGCCGATGATTTATATCCAGCCGGCGTTGATTTTGCTTATGGCTATCAAGGCGCTTATGTGCAGAATATGAAACGCTGGTTTGTCGAAGATACAGTCACAAGCGCAATTTTGAGAGTTATGCAGCTCATTATGGGCGGAGCAGAGCGAACAGTGCGCGAGACAATGGAACAGATTGAGAAGCTTCCAGCAAAGGTTGCAAATACTGAGCCGGATTACTGGAACACTAAATTTGTTGAAGTGCCATCATTTAAGACACGCGAAGAGGCCGAAGCTGCCGGCATTCCAACGCTAGGCGCGGCTATTGACACAATCAGTCAGACACTAGGAGGCGTTCAGGTAGCTGCTGCTCCATTGTGCTCTCATGGTCACATGATCTGGAGAGAGGGCACATCGGCTAAGACCGGCAAAGGCTGGGGCGGATATATGTGCTCGGAAAAGGCCAAAGCGAAGCAGTGTCCGCCAGCCTGGTACATGCTGGGATCCGATGGACAATGGAGGCCACAGGTATGACAAAAAATCGATTAATCCAAATTCTTGTCATTACTCAGTGCGTTCTTGGAATTGTGATGATTGTGTTGGTGGTTCGATGAGCGCACAATCAGAAATCATCAACATTGACACGATGATTGGCCGGATTCTTATCGATGGCAAAGTCGTTGCAGAATACAAAGTCGAAAACTGTGACAACTGCCAGAAAATCCGCACACTGGACAAGCTGGGCTACCAATACAACGTCGGAGGAGAGCCAATCTTGTGGTTCTGCGTTGAATGCAGAAAATGACGATAAGCGCAGCTGATGAATGGGCGATACACAAGCGAGCCGTCGATGTGGTGTTCTCTTACGGTGGCCAATTAGGTACAACAATTCGTTACAATTCAAAGTTAAATAATCACGAACAGGTAACGGAATACGCTGAAAGCTTAGGAGCTGAGATGGTCGTGGCTAGATACTTTGGCCTTGATTATGACATTAATGTCTCAAATGGCAAGCGCGGAGCTGATGTAGGTCAAGGACTAGAAGTGCGCTGGACGTCGTATGTCGGCGGCAATCTCATCGTATATCCAAATGATCGTGACACAGACATCGCGGTGTTGGTGGTCGGCAAGTCGCCGGTCTATCACATAGCCGGCTGGCTTCCAGTAGCATTTGCCAGACGCAAGCGATTCAAAAATCCGCGTCAGGATTCTTGGTGGGTCGATCAGGCCAATCTAAATCCGATTGAAACATTGATCAGGAGCGAATATGCCACTGCTGCGATTTGATTGTTCAATCTGTAAAAAGCTTTATGGCGATGGGCGTCGAGAACATCTCATCACGAAGGGCGCTGAATTGACTGAGCATGAATGGTTCGCCCAGTGCTCTGGTTGCGGTGCATTCTCGGTCAAACTAGTTGATGATTCTCTGGTGGCTGGCCTTGAATAGTTATCCACAGGTTTATCCACAGGCACTTGTGGACGATGCGACACTCCGACTTCAATCCTTGACAGATTGTCAGCATCCATCGCTATACTTGAAAGATAATATCTTGAAAATAAAGATAAATAAAAAGATAATAAATATAAAATTAAAAACAAATAAAAACTTATTGGCTATTCCTTTGTCAATTCTAATCTTAACCATCTCAACTACAACAGAAGCAAAAGCAGTTTCACAGACTGATTTACTTAAACTTTATGCACATTCAAGGATAATCAATTACGAGCAGTTTAGCTGCTTCAATGCGTTGATTACTAAGGAAAGCAACTGGAGAATCGATGCACGTAATGGATCTCATTACGGCTTAGGCCAGATGAAGAATGCTAAGTACGGACGACTCGATGGCTTCTCAATGGTGGACTGGAGTATTCGCTACATCAAGGGACGTCACGGATCTATGTGCAACGCATGGAGATTCTTCAAAGCCAATGGATTCCATTGATGTCAGCTAAGTCAGCAAGAGCCAATGGTGGCACAAGAGCCTGGTCAAAGATTCGTGAACGGATACTCATACGTGATGGCTATCTTTGCCAATACTGTGGCAACGATGCCACGACTGTGGATCACGTGATACCAATCAGCAAAGGCGGAACCGATGAGCCGGATAACCTCCTAGCAGCGTGTACGCGATGCAATTACTCGAAAGGCAATCGAATAGGCGCTTTTTTTGGACAAGCAAGGACACCTCTGACTCTTC